CCCTGATTTTTCCAGTACTGAACCATATCAGACAGGTATTTCATTTCATTGTACAACATCCCTATGACCAAAATCCGGGATGGTACATTTACCGGCTCCGGTGCTTTGACTGGCTCCGGTGCGGTGGGGCACATAGCCAACGCTTGTTCCATCGTTATTTTCGGAAACACATCTATGGCACTGTCCGGGCATACGTTGTAAATCTCTATGCCACGACTGTGGGCATCCTTGGCTATTGCCGGGAATCCACGCAAGTGTCGCAGAAATGGTAAATTTTTCTTGCGGGCATTCGGTGCCTGATTCGGATTCCGGTATAAACTATGCCAGTGTTGATCATCCGTTTCATTCAACTTCATATCAAACCCCAACAAAAATATCCGTTTGGCTCCTGCGTTTGCCGCAACCGTTATTGCCGCTGCCCCACTGTTCCCATTCCAACTTATCATCTTGGGATTGGTGGTGATTCCTTGGGCATGGCTTCCATCCATCGAAAGGAATTTCACCCATGGATATTTTTTGGAACTTTTCGCACAGCTCACTTTCATCCCTGGCCATTTGTACAACGGTTCCTTATGTTTCAAAAAGAAACCATTGTCCCCAAAGAACACCATATCAATCCAATCTCCAATCAAATAAGCCACGTTGATACCAATAACATGCCGTTTATGGATGGCCTTCATGTACGGTGAATAAGCAGCCGGTGAACTCCTGCCATCCAACACCGCCTGAACAACTTCAGATGGGATGCCAAATTGTTTGGTCACGGATGGTCCGCCACCCAGTATCCAAACATCACCCCCCTCCCAAAGTTTTTTGGGAACCATCCAATTCTCATTCATAGCAATTGTTTTATTAACATCAATGCTTCATCCCGGCTCAAAGGCACCTCATTCATCTTTTTTCCTTGCCGATTCAAGATGTCCCATTTGTCCCCATTCTGTTTCAGACTGTAACTGGCGTCATCCGCCAATGCCAGTTCATCAATCTCCACCGGCAATTCATCAACCGGAATAATCAGGTCACGGAATGCTTTTGGAATTTCACTCACTTTGGCATGAAATACTTGTCCCGGCTTAATCATCCGATTGTTCAAAATGAAAGTACTACCTCCCACTTTTTTCCAACGAATAATTTTTTCAACTGGTTCCACCGGCTCTGTCGGTCTCAAAGATTCTGCAGAAATTACCTCAAGCACTTCAACAGGTGCTTCACGTTTTACTAACTCCTCAAAAGGAATCACGCTTCGCAATTCCACTGGTTCAGCAACCGGTGTGTCCTGTGCTTCAAGCTCATTGATTTCAAGCTCTTCAACAGGTTCTTCAACTTTGGCTTTTTTTGTACGTTTCATTTTATTTGTTTTTAAAAATGAATCACTTGATTAGTGAATAACATTTACGACATGTGGATGATCCCGGTCTTGCCATTCTGGTCTGAACGGATTTGCGGCACCTGGATGGTCAGCACTTTGTACTTGTTGACAAACTTTCCTTCAGTCTGCCATTCCACATTAGTCAGTCCCATTCCCCGGACAATACGGATCACATCAGAGGTGGTCTGAACCAGAAGCACGTTGTTGGCGGCCAGCCGATCAACCACAATGATGTTCTGAATACCGGCAATCTTCATAATCCGTTCCCGGATGGTCGTGCCCGGTGTAGTGACGTCATAGTCGTTATCCAAACGTGTTTCATACCCAGTGGGAATGTACAACACCCAAGGACCATAATGCAGGTTGTTGATTGACGCCTGTTTCATCGCCAAAACACTTTCCAGAATCTTCGCCCCAGTAGTGGCCGGATTGCTCCACTGACCATAGTCGGCCATCTTCACCGGAGCACGGTCAGGATAATTGACAAAGCTGTACACAGTTCCACCGCCGAAGGCGTAAGTGGTGCTGGTGAACAGCATGTCTTCCAGCTTTTCAGACACTTTCCTGGCTGCCCTTTCGGCGCTGGTGGTGTCCAACGGATTCCCCAGTGAACGGCTGGCTGCCAGAACACGAGCATTGATCTCGTAATCAACATGGATGATCGGAATGGGCAGGTATGTGGTGCCAAACGTCGGCCGGTCACCCTTGCTCCTGGTTACTCCGTCCATCGTCAGTTCGGCTTCCATCGCATCCCCCACGGTGTGGGATTCCAATACGGTGGTGCCCATCGCGTTTCCAAGGTTGTAAACCAACCCACGACTGATCAGATCATTGACACCTGTTAACCGCTGTTCTGCGATTCCCAGTATAGCTTCATCCAACTGCTGCCATTCTTCACGCCTCAAAGTGGCGGTGTTCACCTGGATCTGTGCATAATTTTCCGGTTTCTTGGCGTCACCACCTTTGAAAACAGAAATATACGCACCCAACTTTCCGGTCGTCGGATCAACCGCAAGGAACGGTCTCAACATTCCGGGATTCAACTGGTTGGTCTGAATCATCTGAGCTACTTCACCCTGGAAAAGCCCATTACCCATTAAATCAACATTCACAACAGGTTCCATAATTCATTCCCTCCAATTAAACAATTTGAACAATGATCCGTCCGGTGTCTGTTCCGGACGAGCCGGAATCATCCACAGCCTCAACCGCAACAGCAATCGGCTGTCCAGTGGTCAGCACCTGCAATTTTCCATTGCCAGCACTTTCCATGAATTCGCCGATTTCCACATCTTCACCATCCTCAAGCAGAGCATAGACCATGTCCCCTCTGCCAGGAATCCAGCACTGAATCTGAGCACTGACGGCATAGTTGTCGTCAATACCCTTCCCCTGCAACTCATCTTCCAGGGCAAACATCGGAAACACAGCACCGGTGGTAGCAGTACAAGCCTGCACCAACCCCGCACTGGTACGTTCCAGTAACATCCCTGGAGTGATCGCTACCTCTGTCGCTTTGATTTCCTCCACGACGTCGGCATACTTCTTAACTTTAATGGTGTTTTTTGCCATTTCTTTAATCCTCCAAACAATTTTAGCTTTCCAATTTCACACCCGGCAATGGCATTGGGGCAACTCCTGCTTTTGCAGGCTGCCCGGCACCCCCGGTTTGTCCAACATAAGTGGCCTGCCCTTCAGGCTTGACCAGCTTTTTCAGTACGTTCACACTCAATGCCCCCAGCTCTTCAGCGGTCAGTTCGTTTTGTGAATTGGCCAGAATGGTTTGCACCAGGGCATCGTGTTCCTCTTTGTTTTTGATTTCGGTGTTGATCTGAATCTTCACTTCATCCGGGATGTGGGCCATGTAATCAGCCGGTTTTGAATCCTTCTGAATAACGTCCCAAGCCTCATCAACAGTGGGTGGTTTGGCTGACTCTTTGTTGGTCCGAATCATTTTGGGAATCATCTTATCCAACTTGTCCTCAGTCAACGCTTCCAGCCATTCACGGTCATCCTCAGTGAAGTGTGTTCCCTCATGGGCGATCAGGCCGTTCACCTTTTCTTTACATGGTTCACACATGACTTTTACATTTGTTTTGTTTGTTTGCACAGGTTGAATCTCGATGTATTCAACTTTTTTTGCCACTTTGACCGGATCACCAGTCAATTCAACAGAGCCATCCGACTTCATCCTGTACGTTTGCTTGTACAGTTCGTTGCCAGCACTGCTTCGTCTGTTGTAAATCAAATGGTCACTGTAAGCCTCTTCCAGGTAGTGTGAAGCTGTAGGATTATCCATCGTGTCCAACAGTCGTTGCAGTTTATTCAGAATATCCGTCATCCCTTCTTGGTGTACCGCGGGCATCGTGCTGAGCCCGTGCGTCACCAAATTTTTTAATAATTCATCATTGACATTCACGTCATTTTTTCCTCCCTTCTCATTTTTGTTATTAACTCTCAATCCGCAACCGTCTGCCATAGAACACGCACCAACCTCGTCGGGCAAAAGAGCAAGGTGATCCGGTCTATGATTCCGGGCAATCGCTATATAATGTTCTCCATTCCAATCTCCCTCAGTCTCATCATCCTCACTGAACACACCCACACTGACTTCCACCGGCTCCCCGGATTGTACCATGGCCAACGTTTTTGGAGAAACAGTTTCCAGTTTTTCAACATTCAACCAAACTTCAGCTTTTAACTTTTCACCATCCATGTGGGCATGAAATACTCTTCCCACAGACCAGTCCAGTAGCACACCTGGTTCATTTGCTGAAACAAAATTCCCTTCTGGTGTGGTCGGGTGTCCGATTGTAACAGGGATTCCGTTCCATGCTTCAACGATCTTTCCCAGCTCTTCGGCTGAATGGAGCACCGGGCCACGACTTCCGTTATGCACACCTTCAACCATCATTACTACTGGAATAACCAAATGAGTTTTGCCCTCATAAGTTAATTCCCTGGCAATGTATGTAGGTTGTTCCGTTTGGCACAAAATTACCGCAGCAGTATTTGTTTCCACTTGACTGTTAGCCGTACGAATAGCCAGCGGAGCACAATCCTCCTCTGACTTGCCTGAATCCATACAATCATTCAGCACACCGTTTGCGATGGCTACCCACCGTCTTTTTTGTTCTGCAGTCAATCCTTTTTTGAATTGATCCACATCTGATACAGTCCAAGGCATTTTCTTTCCCTTTCCTTATTTCGTTATTGTTCTCATTGTCGGTATTGCTATACAACGACAGTGTGTATGCGCAGGTATCATTCCTTGTATCACATCCAAAGGAAACACCATTCCACTCATTGAAGCACACCGCTCACAGGTTTCAGAATCTCCAACGGCTGACCATTCTGCCCTCACGGTCACCCCGGCTGATCCCCAGTTCTTGTATTCCTGTACAGTGGCTTGGTGATGAGCCCGGATCACTTCAGTACGTGCTAACATTCCTGCCCTGCGTTCTGCCGGGATGAACCTGCCCAATGTATCCGTGATAGCCAAATCCCCCATTCTGGCTCCATTAATGGTGGATATCAGTTTGGTGGCCAACCGTCTTGGATTGTCCCCGTCCATCATCCCTTGCGTCAACACCCGGCTGATCTGGCTGTCCATAGCCTGGGTGATTCCTTTCAGTTCTGAAAACACCCGGCTGTAAAGCAAGCCCAACCGGTCCATGTGGAACGGTGTGCCCATACTGATTCCAATGCCCCCGGTCTGTTCGATTGAAGGCACCCCAAATCCTGCCTTTTGTAATTCATACCGGGCACGTATGACACCCCGTTGATAACTGTCGTACACGTATTTGTTTGTCCAGGCTCCGTTGACCGATGTTCCCACCTGACTCAAATCCTTGGCGGTCAAAATACCGGCTTCAACCTGGGCATTCATCCACTTCATAAACTCCGTGACCTTGGCTTCACTGGTAGTAAAAGCAAACGCTGCGTGCCCCGGTGTACCCATTTGATGTAAACGCAACCTCGGTCTCAAGCCAAAACAATCTTCCACCACGATGGCTTGCCATATAGCTTTCTCCAGTTCCTTGAACCTGCGTTTCATGTCCCTTGCGAAAGCATTGCGCAATACGGTGGTGTGTGTTGGATCAAACCGTTCCAACATCTGAGCAGTCACCTTTCGTTTCTTATGTACTACAACATCACACATTCTCTTCAGGTTCTTCAGGCTCTTCATCTTCGGCAGGATTTGCCGGTGGCGTTTCAGGTTCCACCGGCTCATCCTCTTCAGGTTCCTCTATTGATAATGCCGCTTGCTCCTCACGCAGAGTGTTAATCCGGTCAATCTGCTCCGGTGACATACCCATTACATATTCCAAAAATGCATCAAACGGAAACATTTCGGTGGCCAGTGGCTGACTGAAATATGCTTTCAGAGCCTCCGAGTTAATCCGATTGATTTCCGCTTTATCTTTTTTAGAAATGCTAAACAGGTCATCCCATTGGACTGTGTACCCGGATTTCGATTGCGGTAATATCTTCAGCTCAATACATCGATCAATAAACGGCCGGATAATTCTTGGTTCCGCATACTCTTCACGCCGACCCTGAACGTACGCCAGCCATTCCCCGGTGTCTTGTTCACTGGACAATTCACCTCGCTCACTTCCGGTCAAAATTCTTTTCGGAATGCCGGTCACTGCTGAAATCATCTGGATCTGAATAT